TACCAGCACCAGCTAAACCGCCTAGCATTGATCGTCCAGCACCAGCAGCAGCACCCTTGGATGATCTGCCACCCATAGCGGCCTCAGACCTAGAACGTGGAGCGCCACCCAATAAAGATGCAGAGCCTAGTTTGCCTCGTGCTAGAGCCTTAAACCTTTCTTCCTGCTCTCCAATCTCCTCATCGAGTGCCTTTTTCTGCCTGATGTCTATTGCTACTTCTTGAGCCGTTGGTTTTGGTGCCTTTGGTTTCTTCATTTTGTTTTCTCCAGATACTTGTACAACTGGAACGGTGTCCAGATGAACGGTCGGTTGATGCCTAGAATCTGTTTAACGTGTCCTACGCATGTATTGAGCATAAATAACGATTGCCTCGCGGTCTTACGATCGATTTTGACAATGATAACCTCATCGATTTTATCCATTTGTCGATCGATAGTAAACAAGTCCACGTAGTGCATTGACTTGCCATAGATCAGCCAGCGGCCTCTGTCTGCCATCATCAGATAACAGTGCTTGATGAACGGATGAAGGAACGGTGACCACCAATGGCCTGAGTCGTTAGTGAATACAACGTAAGCATCAGACATTAAACTGCGGTTAATGTGTGGATCAGAAGACACTAAACTGCACCTTGGCCTGCCTCGGTTGTGGTCTATGGCCTGAAACCATTGATTCCTGCCATCCTAGTGCTAGGGTTTGTAGTGCATCGGCCCCATGTGATGCCCAGTCGTGAACAGGTGTATCACGGAACACTTGGCGCTTATCGTCGTATTCCCGATGGTAGGATGCTATGCAGTTGTAACCATGTTCGGCCTTCTCATCGTCTATCCAGAATCTAGGGAACATTCGTCTTACGGCCTGTATGCCTTCTGCCTTTGTTCTCGGTCGCTGTACAGTCCTAAAGTTAATCCCCATCTCTCTGGCTACTTCCTTTCTGCTACGGCCTGAGGTGAGCTCTCTGACTTCGATGTCGTGTGGTGCAAGGTGTGATCCTAACATCACGTTGTTGGTCGTCGCGTATTGGTTCAACCATTGAATGTAATGCTCCATGCCCTTGGACGTGTTCTCATAGTACCCAATCAATCGGATCTCTTTGCCCATGGCTTGGAATAGCCAGATAGACATGGCATCACTAATGCCCAAATCCCATGCCGTATGGACTTGCAATGATGGTTCAATTGGTAGCCTTCCGACTCGGCCCTGCTCCTTCGCTGCTGTCAGTTGATCCGAGTAATAAGCCCCTGCTATCTGAGCCTCAAAGGATCCGTAAAACTCTTGCTGGATCAGTGCCTCATCCATGCCTTCTAGTCGTTCGTTGTCTATGATGTCACTACTGATAACCGGTGAGCCATCAGCCCGCTTGGTGTCGTTGATGGTTAGATTCTGACAAAACCACTCATTACTTTTACGTGCCATCTGATAGAGACTGTGTCCGTGATTCTTTCCCCGTGGCGTGTAGATGAACACCGCCCATCCACCATTCTCAGCCAGTATCGGCCTGATATATCCCCATGCATTGGGATCACACAATGACCACTCATCGAAGATGACCCCGACCGGATTAGATCCGACTAGGTTGTTATAGTTGTCCGACCCTGTGAGCTGCCACGTTGACCCGTTCACCAGCTCTATCAGCATCTCCTGAGAGCTCGTGCGCTTCCGTATGGCGTCAGGAAAGACTTGATCAAGGATTGACCGGCCTTCACTGTCAATACCGTTCCAGATGGCTTTGCGGGCTTGTGTTTGCACTGGGAACAGATGCCAGTACGTCCCTACCCGCTTAAACATCTCTTTGGCTGTGAAGTTTAGAGTTGCAGCACCCTTGCCAGCTCTACGGTGCCACACGATACAGGCACGCTTAGCCCCTGAATCCATGGCCTTGAAGAATGGCAGTTGGTGCGGTCGTGGTTCCCATTGATAGGGAATAGAGATATCAGGCATTCTTGAAGTCTGAGACCGTTATCTGAAGATCCCCGCCACCTTCGCCCGTAATTTCTGTAGCCTTCAGCTCTGGAAGATATTTCCCAAGCATTTTATGCCGTACATCCACCACCTTAGAGTATTTGGCTAGATCCTGTTGAAATGTCTCAGAATTAGGCTCTAATTTCTCTATCTTCTCAATGATATCAAAAAGATATTGAACTGACCCTCTTTCCTGCATGTACTCTCTGAGTGCATCCTGTCGAGCTAATCTGTTTCTTGTTTTGGTGTGTAGGTTCTTACTAGTCATTGCTCTTACCCTTACCAAAGATTCTATCCCAGTTGGCCGAATATGCAGCCCTGGAATCGGTTGAACTCTTCCTGGCATGGTCACCTTTACCACCATGAGACCAGTTCGGGAAATGCCTATCAGCAGTTTTCTTGTCCAGCTTGTGGCGCATATCAGGCATGTTTCACCCTATGTTTTACGATATATGCTGTTTGGTTCTATGTATATAACAGATCGGTATATAAAAAGTTTTGAAATCTTTTTCAGTCTGTGCGATCGTCTGTAACCAGTGGTATTCATTATAACTCAATCAGCAAGGAATTACACATGACAACAATCAGCAAGAAAGCAGCGGAAGAAATCTCTAACCTAATGAGGACAATCGTTTGCAATGACACTTTGTGCGATTATCTTCTAAGTGATTCGTTCAAAGAAAAACGAGACCCAACCGATAAATCTATATATTGGAAATTACGATACGAATGGGCCGATGCAATCGTCAGACTAGATGACAAGTTCGGCATTCAGCACCCATCGTTAGAATATGTTTTAGAAAAAATAGATTATCTCGAAGACCAAAAATTTATGGAACGACAAGAAAATGAACTGGTACTGACGAGGCCACAAGGCCGAAACCCAAAACAGCAAGGAGTTACACACATGAACAAAAAGCAAATTGAAAACTTAATCTTAGAAGGCTTTGGAAACTTGTACCCATTAACCTACACCACGTTTACGGACTATCGAGACAAAATGTACGATGACGAATTGAAGCGCGAAAGGATGCACCGACACGTTGCCCCCATCGACTTTAAACCAAAGTTCAGCGTTCCAACTGTAGCTAGGTATTTTGTCCTCAAGGCTATCAGATCTGCCATGCTGTCAAACGACTTCAGACCCCGCGATATTCTCCATTGCAAACAATCTTACATCCTAGCCCATGCCATCAAAGACGATGACCGGTTCGACCTTGACGCAATGTTCGACGGGTTCGACTGGCAAGACTTCGACTCTATCGAATACAGCCAAGGCAATTTAATCTTTGTTGAAACGGTCAACGAGGTGGCGGCATGAACCGACTCACCAAGATTTGCATAGCTGCGGCAGTTGTCGCGGCCTTGCTCTGGGTCTCAAATTGGGACTATGAGCACGAGGTCACCATGTCCAAAGAGTACCGATATAACGTCTGTCTAGGTTACTGGCCGGACTATGACAACTTGAAACCAAACTGCGAGGGCGTAAGATGACCTGGCAGCGCCATCCCCAATCAACTAGACCAATGAAAAGAGGGCCTAAACCATCAACGGGCAATTGCTCATCGATGGCCGAGTTAGAAGCCGAGGTGGCCAAGCGTAGGGCGATAGGATGGAGTGCAAACCGCATCGCTACTCGTTTTAGAATAAATTGGCCAGCCGCTAAACGTATTATCACAAAACTAGAGGGCAACACATGAAACCAACTAGAACCGAACTGTTAACCGCATGGATGACGCTAGTTAAAGTGCGCGAGACTTACTGCCATCCCGAGGTCGACCAATACGAACAGACCGTACTGCTAGACGTGCTTAAAATGCTGGACAAACTACAACAAATCGAGGGCAAGAAATGATCAAGAAACAACTTGATAAACTATTGGTGCCACGCTTCACAGGCGGGGCGATGATCGTGGTCTTCCTGTTTGGCTATGTAATCGGGGCAATCCTACTGTAATCTACTAAGACGGTTTCTTGGGTTCATCCTTTGAGGCCGTCTTTTCATTCAACTCACGTTCGATCAAGATCTGAGTGTAATGCACCACCTTTCGCAAGTCATCAACCCCGCCCTTGGCACGCCACCGGCTGATATACTTCACAACATTTGCTTCACACCATCCCAAATTGTTGGCCAGTATGTATTCAGTGGGCTGAATCATCATCAGCTTGTAGTGGTTGCCGCCTATCTGCTCGTCAAATGCGCTCATTTAATCCGCTCCACGTTTACCTTTAATCTGCCTTCTTCCCCGTAATCTTTGTGAAGAATCACGCATGTCATACTTCGAGAACTGGCATAACCAGAGGAAGCGTGCCAAGCGTCTGCGGGTGCTAGGATGTTCCAAGACTCGAACAATGCGCCGCCAAATTCTTCCTGATTCTTGTGGTGTATGTGGCCCGTCCATACGAAAGTGTGCTCCGCTTCGCCCCATTCTTTCCTGAGATTTGACACGATTGACCCGTGTAGATTGGACATTTTAATCCTGTCTCCGTGGTGGGTCACGACTAGATTCTTGCCCCACTGCCACCATATAAACTTGCTGGCGTTATCGAAAACGCGAACACGCGGATCGTCCTCAAAGTACAGGCGCATGACCTCATTCAACCACAACGCAGCATCTGGATCATGGTTCCCTCGAACATTCACAAGCCAGACCTCGGCATGTTTCTCAAGCATACGCAAAACCGTACGCTTTATCACATTGCTTGCAGCCCTAATGGTTTTAGAGTAACGGCCATCAGAGTCGAGTAGATTCTTGCTGTTAGGGGTCGAGCTGGTGGAGTCATTGACGTGCATGAAATCGCCAAGATTCACAAGCACACCGACCTTGCCCGCTGGTGCTACACTGACCAGCCGATCAACTGCATTTTCTAGCAGACGTTGCGAAATCTTGACATCATAGTCCTCGCCCATCGTCTCAGTGTGGTGAGCAAGCATCCCAAGATGATGATCCCCAATAATGTAGCTAACCATATAATCGTCATCAATGCCTTGGGGCGGGTTAATGGGAGTGTGTATTCCCGAGACTTCATCTTTGAATCCCTCCACAAATTGAGCGATTAATTCTTCTAGCTTCTGCCGCTCTGGTTCTTGGATATGCCACTGTAAAACGATATCACCGTCCAGATTGTAGGCGGTACTGACCCGCTTGGTGGTAAATCCTGGGACTGTCTGACGGTTTACATTATAAGCTGGTGCTACACCTTGGCTAGCAGCGCGTTTGTGAACAGATGCAAGTGCTTTGTGGATTATTCTGGGATCTTTGCCTAACTCTTTGGCAATCTCAGCCTGAGTCATCCCGTCCAAAATCATTTCGATTATCTGACGCTGGTACTCGGTGTTGCAGAAATCTAGGTGCTCGGTCGTTGTCTTATACTTCGTCGTCATATTCCCAGCTCATCTGGTAGAACGAATGCGCGGCCATTTGCAACCGGCCAGTGATTGAAGCTATTGAATCGGGATCTGTTGAGAAGGTTCCAGGCATATCTAGGTCAAACCTGTCGAGGTGTTCTGTAACTATGACGGCGCCGCAGATGTTGCCAGCTTCACACTGCTCCAACAGGTTACGGAGTACATCCCGCACCTGTTCCGCATTGCGGTCTAACGTGGAGACTGTGCCCATTTCTTATTCAGTGATTGATACTTGGATAGCATCTCTTGCAGATCCTCAATGGTATATTTGACTGGATCATGCGGCCCTTCTAGCCACTCGACCCGCTCTAACCCTATCTTTATCAACAAGTTTGACCGATATTCTGATAAATTACCAGACTTGTAGTTATTGCAGACTGAGCACTGTTTGTGGCAATTATCTTCTTCAAACCGTAGTGCAGGATGACCGCCCACTGTCTTGTAGTGACCGGCATGGTACTGCCCATCGTGATGGCGGTTGCATGATATGCAAGGATCTTTCTTGTCGCGGTTCCTAATGTATTTATTGAACTCGGTTTGGCACCGTCTCATCCAATAGGATCTGTCTCGCTTGGACTCTCTGGTTTCTTTGCGGTTGATTCTAGTTCTTTCTGTCTTTCCAAACGCGACAAGGCATTGAGTCGCATTACACGTTTTCTGGAAACTTGTGAAAGTTGGCGTGAACTTTTCCCCGCAGACTTTACATTTCTTGGCCATGTCATTTGCTCACCTCGGTCAATTGAAAACCCTGTTCCCGCAGATGACGCTCGACCATATCCAGGAACTCGCTGTGCTGCTTCACATTCATCAAGTTTGTGACCTCAAAGTTAAAAGGCTCCACCATGAACGATAGCTTTTGCTCGTAGGTGTATGGCTTCACGTCTCGATCATACACTGCTTTGAACTTCTCGCTATCTCGTCTGAGAATAGGGATTCCAAAGTGCAATTTGCAATACGCCCTGTATTCCCACGCCTTCATATCGCCCTGCTTCTCACAATCACGATACCATTTGTTTGCGGTGTTGTTCTGGGTAGCGGTGCGTTTCTTCTTGTGCTTCTCGATCTGCACGTCAATGGGAAACTCTAACTCGATCTGCCCTAGCATGTGCATCATGTTGTCCAGCCCTTCTTGATTCTGGATGGTCATGCGGACGCATTCGGTGGCTAATCGTTCTTTACTGATAACTTGCATTCACTTCCCCTAACACTTTGACCCGTTGCAGGCTTAACTTGTACCGGCGGTATTCTTCACGGCTTGGCTGGTGTCCCTTGCTCAATTCATTATCGTATATCGATATGAAATACGCATCTTCTAGGGCTTGTTCGCGTTGATCCTTAGAAAAGTAACTGTTTACTCCACGTTTTTGTGGTTCATCATTAAACAATGCTGACTCACTTAGACCTACTGCCTGGACTACTTCGCTGCCCTTGGCCCCGCAAGCATGACAGTAGATTAATATCCTAGTGCCTTGCTCGCTGATTGACATTGACGGGTTGTTGTCTTGGTGTACTGGGCAACATGCCACATAATTTTTGCCCGCCTTCTTTACCTTATCCAGCCTTCCTAAAATTTCTTCCAGCATCTTTTGCCCTCTTGATTTGTAAGTATGTCAGATAACTTTGAACCTCTGGCATCCGCTCATTGCTCGGCATGGGTCTAACACGAGGCCAGACACCGAACTTTGATTTGTATGCCCAGCTTGCCCAGCCAGGTTTGTATCCCTTTTGAGCCGCATAGAATTGCAACTCGTATAACCATCTTCCCTTATCTTCTCGCTTGATCTCTTTCAAGATCTGCTTGTCTGTCTTCAGCAGTTCAGCCTTGGGTACTTCGTAACCACACGCACACTTTGGAACCATCATGGTCTGATAACACTGTGGGCAGTCCATTGTCTTGGGTTCTTTCTTGTCCTTGGTCTGTTCCCGCTCGTTGTATTCTTTCTCACCGTCATGCAGCACATCAGGCACAATGTCCTCGGCGAATCCATGACGCGACACGTTACCCGCATGGTCTAAGACTATGGCGTATGGCTTATCTTGGTGTATCCGTAGCACTCGGCCTATCCGCTGGACGTAACCAGCCAATGACTTAGTGGGGAAAGCATCGATCAGGCACCGGACAGACGGGGCATCATATCCAGTATTGAGCAGCCGACTGCATGACAGGATCTTGAACTTTCCTTCATCGTGTTCGCGGTAAAGGATCTGCCGCTCGGCATCGTCCATGTATCCATCGATATGCTCGGCGCTGATACCCGCAGCATTGAACATTCTTACCATCGTTTTACTGTGGTTGATCGACGGAGAGAAGGCTATCGTCTGTGAGTTTTCACCGTACTTAATCCAGTTCTCGATAATGTCACCGACTAGATTGGTATCTTCCTCAATCCTAGTAGATAGCGCAGTTGGGTCGTAGTCTGACGCACCAGTATTCAACCGCCTAGACTTAACGCCTTTGAGGTTAGGCTTAGTGCCGCCAAAGTATTTAGCTGGTGCCAAGTACCCTTTATCCGTTAGCTGGTTGGCGGTGATCGGAACAATCAGGTCGTCATAGTGATTGCCTAGACCTTTGCTGAATGGTGTAGCAGACAGACCTATGACCGGCACAGCAGAATACTTTTCCATCAAAGTAGTCGTGGTCTTGTAGTGGATATGCGCTTCATCAACGATGATTAGCCTGGACATGGGCCAGTTTCTACGCCTTGCCAGAGTTTGAATTGATGCAATTTGGATATTAGAAGTCCAGTTTGACCTAGGATGATTCCACCCTTGGATCACACCAGCCTCGATACCATGCTTGTCAAATTCTTCTATCGCTTGCTGAACCAGCTTGATCCGATCGCAGATAAAGATACCCTCTTTACCTTTCTTGGCAGCATTGGCCAGCATCTCTACTGCTACTCTCGTCTTCCCAAAACTGCATGGTGCAGCTAACATTATTCTTTTATTGCCCTTTCTGATTGAGTCCCTACACATCTCAATCGCTCTTACCTGATGCTCTCTTAACTCCACGTCATCTCCTTATTTTAGACACAGTTCAGCTTTTTCCCTTTGCAAGCCACAATCGTACAACTCGTTAGGTCGCTTAGATTTTGCGTGGCTACATCCTAAGATGCGGTACTAATGTCCTTTCGGTTTCCTGACTAGGCGCTACCCTAGCCAACCCACTTGGGTCTCTGCGTTTAGGACGTGAATCGGGTCAAGCTGACAGACCTACAACGTGCTCACGGATTACTGCTTTATGGATTGGACGCACAGTTAAGCGCCACTTTCCATCGGCAGGAAGGTCTTTTATGAGGATTGCAATTGTGCTAGAGTTTGAGTCGTGTCGGTTGTGACAACGATTCTTTCTGGTTGCAATCGGACATTAAAGGGACTGGTAATCCCGCCGACACATTTAATCTAACACCTTCCGGTGATAAATCAAACCTTTTTTCTAGCTCTGTCATCTGATATGATTCCATTGTCGATGTTAATGCTCTCTTGCTGATTGTTGCTCACTCGACCCGCCGTTCCCCTCACGGCACTCCCACGGCCCACTTCGGTGGGTCTTTTTAATACACTCTCTTTTCTATCCTAAGATTGATCTCAGTTACAACCCAGTTGTCACCGAACTTGACAAAACAATCGTCACGCTTCTTCCATGCGTGCATCTTCTGTGGACTGATACCTAGCTTCATGGCCAGTCCATGATTAGTCTGCTGGGTCAGTGCCAGGAATGCTTTTAGTTCTAACTCTTTCACGTTATGCCCCTATCTGATTAAACAATAGATGCAACTCTACCATTAAATATTTACAAAAACAAGTTGACACACGAATTAGTATGGCATATTGTTTAGGTTCATCAGCAAACAGGAGTAGACATGAACGAGAAACAACAACTAAGCATGATCGAGGACTTGGAAAATTTCGCATTCGAGATAGCCAGGTTATGCCGATCAGGATACGCCATTGGCGTACAAGACATGGCCATCATCCGATTGTTTCACCGTGAACTAGACCGCATCTCCGAGCAGATGATTGAGGATGAGGACGAATGGAACAAAATGCAACAGCATCAGGTAGAAGAAAATAGACGCTTAGATCTCGATGCTATGGGATCAATCAGGAGTGCGCTTAGATGATTCCCGATTGGATACTATCACTACAGTCTAGTGCTACTTGGGCTCGTCGGTATGAGAACCAAGCCAGCTTTCAGTGGGACGAAGACGTTGTAGAAGAATTGCAAATCATTGCAGACCGATTAGAAACTTTACTATCTGAACAAAAGGAGAGATACGATGAGTATATGGCAAACACTAAGCTCAATTAATGTAAACGACCACACCGAAAGCAAAGGCAACTTAACCTACCTATCATGGGCTTGGGCATGGGCTGTCACTAAGCAGCACTACCCAGAGGCTACCTACTCATTCCAAGAGAGTGAGGCCCACACTGATGGGACAATGACCGTACATTGTACTGTGAGCATTGATGGACTATCGCATGAAATGTGGTTGCCAGTTATGGATCACCGTAACAATGCCGTAGCCAATCCTAATGCCTTCCAGATCAACACCGCTAAGATGCGATGCTTGACTAAGGGCTTATCAATGCATGGACTGGGTGCCTACATATACGCTGGTGAGGATCTGCCAGCACCAGAACCAGAGAAGACTTACGAGCAATGGTGTGCAGAAAACAAGGACAGCATCATGGCAATCAAAGTCGGAATAGCAAACGATGATTTCCCATCTGCCGCTGAAGCATGGTTCGAGTTAAGCAATGAAGTTAAGACTGCACTATGGAAAGCGCCAACCAAAGGCGGATGCTTCACGAAGATTGAACGAGAAATAATTAAGTCATCTGACTTTAGAAAGCTGCATTATAACGAAGGAGAGAGTGAGTAATATGAAATACATTAATGGACTGTATGCTAAGAAGAAACACGAACGAGCACCAGACTTTGTGATCTGCTCAGGGTCAATCAACAAGACTAAGATGCAAGAGACCTTGAATCAGATGGAAGGTGAATGGATAAACTTCCAAATCTTGACACCGTACTCCCCAGATGAGAAGTACCCTGACCGTCTAACCGTTAAGATCGATGAATACAAGAAAGATGAGCCTAAACAGATTGATAAGTTGCTCGTGTTGACAGTAGCATCTGCACCAGTAGACGTTGAAGAAGACATACCTTTCTGACGCTGTATAGGGGTCTCTAAGGCCCCTTATTTTATGCTCAGAAGAAATGAACATTCAGCAGTCTATACGACAATACCACCATTGTTATCAAAGGATGGTTTCAGACGGTGCTTGTATTGTGGTGAGCCAGCCAACACAAGAGAGCACTACCCGCCAGTATCACGAGTGGCTGACTACATGGCGCTTGGGCATGATTTCTATGTAATCTTTGGGGCTTGCAGCGATTGCAATAGCATTGCAGCAGCAGAGTTAGACGAAACTATTTTTGATAGAATCGAAAGAATCAAAAACAAGATAGCCAAACGAGGCAGGAAGTATACAAAAATACCTGATTGGGATCAGTCAGAGCTTGACGAGCTAAGTGATTTTTTACGAGAAGACGTAGAAAAGTCTTTGCGTTTAAAAGAATCTGTACTTTGTAGGGTTAATTATTATGAGGGATTAGAGCACATACAGGATTGCTGCAATTTAAGGTGAGCGCGGATTCAAATTGATATAGAAAACCGCTCAGATCGGTTCAAATTGCGCCTAATACACCCATAGTACGGGTACAGTGGTACGAGTATCGACGTGTATGAAGCTCTTATGGATGCCTATGCCGCTGAAACCTAGCTTAATAGCGTTGCTAACGATAATGAAACGCTCAGACCCGTTAGTAACAGCAATATCAGCAGCAATGCCTCTCGCGTGCTGTCCTGGCCCACTAGATTTCTTAGCTTCAAGGCTATGTTTCTTGCTGCGGAACCCGCTAGTAATCCGAAACGGTATGCCGCACTCATGGCGCAACGCATCCAAAGCATGGATGAACTCATCTTCCATTTCATTTTCGCCAGTCTCCTGACAGTCAAATTCTTGACGGGTAAAGTACTTGAAGGTCATCTCTTGTACGCGGTCTTTGCAGAGTCCTTGAATGCCTTAGCAGTGGGAGCGCCTTTGGTTCCTGGCTTACGCATCTTCTCGCCAGATCCACCAGCGATACGAGCACGTTTAGCTTGGATGTTTGCGTACAATCCTTTCTTTGGTTTTCTCATTACCATTTCACCTTGTTTGCCCAGTAAGCCGCAGACATTTTGCCCTTGGCTATGTTCTTTCTATGACGTGCCTTGAATGATTCACGTCTCTTTCTACGAGATTCAGACTCGCCTTCACGTTTGGGAGATCCGCTGACACCAGCCTGACCGAACCGAATAGTCTTGACCTGATCGCCAGACTTGGCCACCACGACGTGAGACTTAGTAGGATGCTTAGGTGTACGCTTAGGTTTGTTATACCCAGATACACCGATACGTTTTAGTAACGACTCGCTCACTTCTTCATCTCCATCAGCTTGGATACACCGCGGATACCGAATGAACTACTGATCGCAATGAACAGCAGGTATTGATACCACTCAGGCAATTGTGACAGCGCCTTGAACCCAGCGTCAACCCTATCGATCACACCAATATCGTTGATGGCTATGGCATAACCAACCATGAAGATAGGGATTGATAGTATGATAGTCCAGAACTCATCCTTCCACGAATGAGCACTGGCATCTGCCATCTTGGATTCCCAATCAGCATTGTTCTGGATGACCTGGAGTTTAGCTTGATGTTTAGCTTGCTTCTCCTCGGCCTTGTTATTCAACCAGCCACCGACTAGATTAGTGATCGGCCCTATCAGTGCTTGCATCATTTTCGGATCAACTCGTTAATGGCTTTCCAAGCCTCGATCATTTTCTGCTCAAGAACTTCTAGCCGGTTTAAGATCTTTCCAATCGTTAGCACGAGGATGAATACTCCAGCAGCAATGGGCCAGCCTGAGACAATAACCTCCCACGTTTCCATCAGCCATCTCGTTTAACAAGTTTCTGAACAGTATCAGACTCCCAGATACGCAACGCTAACCAGATGATCGTGAACAAACTAGCAACACTAGGAAGCCATCCAGCAAGTGTAGCCACAGTGCCTCCTACCGCTAATGAATCCATAACTGTTTTAGCTTCTTCCTGCATGTCATCACCTACGTCAGAGTCATCCACTTGGCGCCAAAGCGTACCGTGATGTTGGTTCCAGCACCGAACTCGCCAGTCTTAACGCCAGCACGATAGAACAGTAACTCAGGCTCAAAGCCTACGTTCTCGCTAATGGACGTAAAGGTATCAACGTCAGTCCAAGTGGAGTCATCGATACTACGTTGTACGGTGACAGTAGTACCCGCAGTTAGTGTGCCTCGGATAGAGAAGTTAAAGTCTCCATCGAACCTGAATGAATCGCTGAAAGTGTTTTCAGCAGTGATTGTTTTTTCTACTAGAGTAGTCATTCTTCATTTTCCTTATTGTCTAAATCCGACTTGATGGTATTAATATACCCAGTGATTACAAATCGGATCTCCTCGATCTGATCGTTCAGCTCTGAGACGCGCCTGACCATCTTCTGCTGTTCAGGTGACATGTCATCAATTTCGTACTCAGTATCATCGACCTTTAATGTTGGCATTACCAAGGCACTCCGCTAGCAGTAACAGGATTAATCTGTCC